GGCGGTGGGTTGCAAGTTAAGGCTGACTTGGTTGGCGGAAGGTTTATTCGGGATCAAGGGGCGGGTTGCTGGTTCCCCTCCTACATCGAACATCGTGCGCGTGCGCCTATATTTGGTACACGCTGGGTCTTGGTCGCTTGGCTAACTGGACCAGCTTGGCGATGAGCATTGACGATCAGATCCGCTTAGTCGGAGTAATCGCAATTGGCCTTGGGCTGTTGACATTGCTGTGGGGAAATAAATGACCCACGCTGCCAATCTGCCTCGCCACTTGTACGTCAAGTGCGATATGGAGTTTGTATCTGACGGCCAGAAGCAAGGCATGGAGGACGTTGTGTGGTTTGGACTGACAGCCATACCTGGACGAGCTTGGGGTTGCACAATAATGCTCAAGTGCGGTGCGCTGTACCGAGGCTTACCATTGCACGCTCTGGCTCACGGCGAGATTGCAATTATGGATTGGGATATTAACGATGCCCAACGCTGGGATTGTTTTGGCTGGAACTTTACGACAATCGAGTACGACTATCTGATGGGTTTATCTTGCAAGGTTTGGATTGCCAACAGAAAGACTTGGGAGATTGGTCGCTACCTATTCACAGCCGAGCCTTACGGAGATGGGTTCTCTATGTCTCCAAGCCAAACCAAGTCACACCATTTTATTGCACTTAACAATGGACGGATCACGGCTGTTCCAGGTAACAATGTCCTTTGGCGCGAATCAAGCTTCACAACTCAATCCGAAAAGCCTAAGTGGTTGCGAACTCAATCGCAGGTTTGGAATGGAGAAGAAGCCACATGGGATGATGTGGTTGGTGAAGAGACAGCGTGAAATCAATTTACAAATACGCACGGCTGGAGGTGAATGCGCTGGCCGAGATGCTGGAGAAGAACGCCTGCCAGCCTGGGCAGTTGCTGGAAACAAACGTCTCACCCCTAGCGTGGATTATGAATCAAATGCTCTACGACAAATTTCACGGACACGGCTGGGTGTTAGACCTCCTAGCTGGTAGCTTTGTGAAACAAAAGGAGAACAAGCAATGCCATTAGGTAAGAACGTAAGTAAGAACATGAGTGAACTAGCAGCAGATAACCGCAGGAAGGGTAGCGAGCGTGGAGCAGGCGGTAAGCCGCGATCACGCGAGCAGATGATTGCCATTGCCCTATCCGCAGCAGGCAAGAGTAAGCCACGCAAGTTTCGGATGCGATCAGGTTCGTAATGCGGGTCGAGTCTAAAGACAGGCTCAAATGGTCACGCGATATGCTTCTGATCGCACGCGATAAGCTAGCCATAGAGAGGGATCGCGTTTCTCATGGCCATGCTATCGACCTAATCCAGATCATAACGATGGTCGATGCAGCGGCCCTGATAGCGAAGGAGATATTGGAGGAAGAAAAAGGATTGACGCAGTAGAACGAAACAATAGAAAGGAACACCAAATGAAACTCTGGACAAATAACTCAAACTCAATTCACAAAGTCGATGACAATATGCTCTACCCGCGCACTACCTATATGCTGCCCGATGAGTTAACTGGACCAACTTGGGAGGATTCAATCCCTTGCCCGCATAAGATCAAGCCTTACTACAAAGGCCGAGCTGCTGGTGGGGCAACAGCCGTCTACCGCGCTGGGGCAATTGGTGACGCAATCATCGCTACTGCTTTCGTTAACTACTTGGTGCAGGAGTCGGGTGGTGTTGTGGAAGTGTACGCCCCTGCCCGCAACCTTCCTCTCTACGCTGGGCTGGGTGCAAAGCTGTGGCCGTTGCCTGCATCGCTTGAGGCATGGGACAGTTTTGATGCCCACTTGCCTACGGATGATTTGTTCAGCGGTCAGGTTGGCAACACCAAGCTAGGCACTGGTGGTGGCAACTGCTACCAGAGGATCTACGAGTGGATGGGTGTATGGGATGAGAAGAAGATGGCGAAGTATTGTAAACCAGTTCTGCATCTAATCGAGCCAGACCATGAAGAGCTAAAGGCGATGGGTAAGTGGCCGTTGCCTAGTCCGTTCTTTGCCTACCATGTCAGCAGCTCTGGTCCGACCCGCACTTACCCGCCAACGATGGGGCAGGAGGCGGTGCTGGCGCTGCTGGAGGCTTATCCCAAACATCACGCCATTATTATTGGGCTGGATAACTCAAACAACTTTAAGGTGGATCATCCGCGAGTGATCGACTTATTTAACTGCACCAAGACTGTGCGCTCGCTGTTCCCGATTATTAGCGGGGCTGACTTTGTTGTCGCGCCAGATAGTAGTGTGAACCACATGGCCGCTGGGTTGGATACGCCGTGTGTGTCGTTGTGGGGTTCGTATTCCCCAGAAGACAGAATGACTTACTATAGTAAGAACGTATCGGTATTCAAGCCCGATACTTGCCCGCACGCACCTTGCCGTCCGCACGCTGGGTTGCCGCAAGCGAAGTGTAAGGATGCGAGTAACCGCACACCCAAGACGCAGTATTGGTGTAATGCGTTACGCAATATTACTGCCGAAGATATTGTGCTTGCATCAAAGAAGGCGATGGAGCTAGAAAGCAAATAACTAACTGGCGTTGTGGTCCGCAAGGAGATCTTGCGGCGGGATATTCCTCAGTGTGTTCTCCTCTTGAATCAGAGCCAGTTTGAATTTCTATGAGTGAAAAGATAAATATGTTTAGTGGATTGGCTGAAGAGCCAGAACAGTATCTGTTTGGCTTTGCAGCCGAAACGGAAACATTAAGCACGACAGCATTGCAAATTGATGCGATGCACTACTCGCACAAAGTCGGAGAAATAGGCGAGTTGCAGTTTGATATATGGGCAATCAGCAATGGGCTGAATGCGTGGAGGTCAATTAATCCGCACACAAAGATAGATCGGATAGTGGCAATGAATGATGGAACATTCAAAGGATTCCATATAAAGACATCCACATTTCAAAAAAACAATAATAGGTATCAGTTTAAAGCGTCATCAGATCCAGATACATTTCCAGCAGATTACTGGTTTCTCGTAGGGCTAAACGGTGATCTTGGGGTTGCCTTCAAACTAATTGTTCCATTTGAAAAATTCGGACACGATCAGGCAATTGTCATAAGCAATACCTACATTCAGGATTATGTTGAATACCTTAAAGTACCAAGCGAGTTTGTGATATGAACGACAAGCAACGGCAAGCTGAAGAGATCGTAGGCCAAGTGGATTGGCAGTCCGAGAATCACGGGCTGTGCAAGTGTCCAGGTGAGGCTGCGCATACCAGCCACACCCGCATCCGAGATACAACGGTGTTTGTAGATGGCGCGCCTACGATCTTCTGCTGGCATACTTCCTGCACGCCGTATCGAGATGAGGCTAACCGCAAGCTGCGCCGAGCTATATCCAGCGATGTGCTTTACAAGCCCGCCAACATCATGTCAGGTGGTACAGCCGTACCGAAGTTGGTTATCAAGAAAGATCCGCACGCTGAGGTGTTAGATAGGATCAAGACGATTGCTGAATCAAACAAACAACGATACTTAACCCACTACAATTGGGACCCAGCCGATATGTACGAGGAGAGTCCAGTTAAGCTAGGCGATCCAGCACAGGACTATCAGTTGTTCCTTTCGATGTTTAATGTCGCTGACAACATCTGGATTGGTGATGTCAAGGACAGTGGGAGGCATCCGCAGAACTTTAGGTCAGCTTGGGATTGGAAGAAGTTAGACGAGCCAATCGGGCAGTACACCACTGGCGCGACTTACAAGTTGGATACGGTTAGCCGATCCAATGACACCGTTGAGCATAGGGTGTTCCTCGTTGTCGAGTCCGATGTGTTAACCAAGCCAGAGATGGGCGCGGTGTTCCAACTGATGCGCGATTTGTTTAGCATGAAACTACACGCTGTTGTGGATACTGGCGGAAAGAGCTTGCATGGTTGGTTTGAGATGCCACCAAAGAATGAATGGGTGGATCAGTTAAAAGCTTTTCTTATTCCGTTGGGGTGCGATCCTGCAACATTCAAACCCAGTCAACCTGTTAGGATTCCTGGGGCAAAAAGAAACGACAAGATGCAAAGCCTGCTTTGGTTTTGCAAAGGAGGAAAATGATAGAACCAGCCGTAGCACTTGGTATCAAACCCAAGACCGATGAGTGGCCACCGATTAAATCTTATGCACAACTTATTAAGGAAGACTTACCCGCACCAGAGACACTAATTGAGGGAATGCTGCACAGAGGCGGGAAGATGTTGCTGGGTGGAGGAAGCAAGGCGTTTAAGAGTTGGAGCTTAATTGACCTAGCCTTATCGCTACACGCTGGCGTGCCTTGGTGGGGGCAACAGTGCAAGATGTCGCGGGTGTTGTTTATCAATTTCGAGATCCAAGAGTGGAGCTTCCGCAATCGGTTAGCTGATGTTGTCAAGGCAAAAGGACTAGAAGACAAGGCCGATGACTTTGATACATGGACGCTGCGAGGCCACGCTGCCGACTTGACCCTCATCCGCCCTATGATCGAGAAGCAGATTGAGGGCAAGGGCTACCAAGCCATCATCCTTGATCCAAACTACATGCTCATGGGGGAGAGGGACGAGAACAGCGCGGGCGATATGTCAAGTCTAATGAACGAGTTTGAGTACCTAGCGACACGCCACAATCTGTCGATCATCCTGTCACACCACTTCTCCAAGGGTAACAAGAGTGGGTCAGAGTCGATTGATAGGTTTAGTGGTAGCGGGGTGTTCGCCCGCAACCCAGACAGCTTGGTGGTACTCACGCCACACGAAGAGGATGAGCGCACCTTTACTTGCGAGGTGACGCTGCGCAACTTCAGCCCCATGGATGCCTTCGTTGTCCAATGGTCTTACCCGCTGTTCCGCCAGAACTTTAACCTCAACCCAGATAAGCTAAAGAAGCCAGGGGCACACAAGGCGGTTGACGATAAAAAGTTCCTAACTGAGATGGGTTCAAAGGAGTGGCAGGCGGGTGATTTATGCCGCCATATCATCGAAAAGCTGGAAGTATCAGAATCTACCTTTTATCGCTATCTTAAACGCCTTCACAAGGCCAAGAAGATACTGTCCGACAATGGCTTGTATACTGCCAATCAGACTACTTTCTAATCTACTTTCAAGTTACTATCATTTATAGAGCAGTCAGACTCCTTATAATAATAAGGAATATTACGCGAAGGAAAGTAGGGGGAAGGACTCCTTTAGTCCGTCCTCCCCCCATACCACTACGTTCTTTCCGTAGCGTGTTTCTGGTAATCAGAACAAAGAACGAAAGCTGGGCTGGGTTGGGTTCGGTTGGCTCAAGACATCCTCACACCTGCCAAGGAACGAAGTTGGTTATCAGGTGGGGGATGTGGTACAATGCCGAAATGAACAAAGCCAAGCCAGGTCTATACGCCAACATCAACGCCAGACGCAAGGCTGGCACTAGCCGTCCTAAATCTAAAAGCACCATCAGCCCCCGCACTTGGCGGATGATGAAGGCTAAGAAGGGCGGTTTTGCAGAGTGATCGGGAGCAACTGAAGGCAAGCCATAAGTTTATCGGCCTACTTCAGCGAGAGAATGCCCAGCTACACGGCGTACTGAGGCTACTAGGGCAACTGGTAGACGATATGAATGCCAACTGCTCCTTTGAGGTGTTCGAGGCACAATGGAATGGGCTGACAGAGCAAGTAAAGAGGCTGTCGGGCTTCTTCGAGAGCCACCAGAAGGCACTACAATCGCTTCAGGACTCGATTCCTGATGACTTTGACACTGATGAGGTAGATGACCAATGAGTACACAAGATTTACCATGTAACAGCCCAAGGCGTACCCCTGGAGGACCAAAGAAGTTCGTAGTCAGGGCTTGCAAGGGTGGTGAGAGCAAGACTATCCGCTATGGCGATCCCAAGATGACGATCAAGAAGAGCAATCCAGCAAGGCGCAAGAGCTTCAGGGCTAGGCATGGGTGTGACAGCAACCCTCCCGCTAAAACCTCCGCCCGCTACTGGAGTTGCCGCAATTGGAGCTAAGTATGCCTAAAAAGACGCGCCACAATGCCTCAAAATCGCGCAAGGATGCCCCTAGAAAGCGTCTTGAAGCACGATCTGATGCCCCAGACCTTCCAGTGGTCAAATTTAAGGTTGAGGAGCTGGGAAACAAAGCCTGTTGCTGCCGTATTGGTCGCTAGACTGCCGTTTATAGTACCCTTATAGGGTTATTCGACACACCCCTTATAGGGCTATCGCTCCCGCGAAAGGCTACGCTACCGTTTGGATGCCTGCGCTTCCGTTTGACGCTCCCGCCGAAACTTATCCCAACGCTCCCGTTGAGACTTGCCAACCTTGGCATAATGCTCCCGCGACAACTTGCGAGCCTTGCAAGATCCTTTGACGCTCCCGCCCTTCTTACCTAGGCGCGAAAGGTAGGCTTTAATAATTTCTTCTTCTGTCATATTTTTATTTGCTCCTTATAGGTGGCTATGCTTCCGTTTGTAAAGACGGAATGCCTGCGCTGCCGTTTGTAGGTTGACCCTATCGGATCTCACCTTTGCTTCCCCCGTGCTAAAGGGGAAGACAAGGGAAGACTTACTTGCGTTTGTTGCGTGGCCACACCATCCACACAAACGCGAGCAGCAGCCCGCCGTGGAGTAGCCCCAAGGCGTAAACTTGTGGGCAATTCATTTTAATTCCTCCTTATTCTGCTTTGCGTATGTCACCCCCAAGTCAAACATAGTTTTATATGTTACGCTTAGGTGAGTAATCATCTCGGCAATCTCATCGGGTGGGTCAAGTTCAAAGGGCTGCCAAACCTCAATACCCTCTGGAACGTCTCCCATACAATCCTCGAGTGCCTCTACAACTTGTTCCCCTGTGGTGTACTTATTTTCGTCCCAACTTGAAAGGTAGTGCCCACAAGCTTCTTTTAGATAGTCTGGTTTATTCATTTGACTTCCTCTTTCTCATATTCTCCCAACACTCGAACAGAATCTGAAAGCCTGCACTCTTTCAGCTTATGGCCATCAACGCACCATTCAATTTTGATATAAGCAAAGGCGCGACAACCTGCGGCTATCAAAAACTTCTCAGCGTTTATGATCGCGTCCGCCGTTGCACTATACCCATATGTTACTTCCCAAGTGTGCAATTCACCGCATCTTTTTGCGCTACTTAAAGAGGCGTACTTGTCGCCCCTATAAAAACGCGCGTTATATTCTTCACTCATTCTGCTCATTTTAATATTCTCCTTTTTATTAAAGTACGCTTAGGTACTTCTTTAATACGTTATAGTGTTCGAGTGATACTTTTTTTACCTCTCCAACTGAAGAGATAATTTCACCATTCTGCCAGTGTCCGCCGTTGTCCGCTGGCTCGGTGTCTTCATCGCCATACCAAGTTTTTGATATGTTTTCGGCATACTCAAACGGATCGCCTGCCGTTTTAAATAAGTACTTGGTAGTGTGTTCATACTCTCCGTGCTGCTCCTGAACTTCCGCAATGTAGTGTTTTTCTTTTGTGTTTTTCATTTTGTTTGTGTCTCTCTTTCTTTTCTTATTATCGCGCTCCATTCCATTCCCTCCCGCACTGCCCATCGTAGGGCAGCAGCGTAGGAAGTGAACCGCGCGAAGAATTGACCGCATGAGTTGTAGACGGCGTAGGATGTCATTTTACCTCCTTTACTGAGGGTCGAATGCGTCACAATACGCCCTTGCCACTTCTTCACCCGCATACCAAGCGAGGCCGTTTGGCACTAGGGTTTCATCTGTGGCACCCGCCAAACCCTCTACGATTTCGGTTTCTGTTGCACCCTTTAGGCAATTGAAGCCCTTAACCATTTCAAGCAATCCCATTCCAAACTCTTTTGACTGCTGGGATGCCATCTCAATGATCGCCTTTCTGTTGAGCTTGGCGAAGGGCATTGTTTCCGAATAATACAGGAAGCCGTGAAAGCCTCCGTCTATTCCGTGGCGTGTTATATCTGGCGCGGCTTCCTTAAAGGATTCCCAACCGCCCATCTGCTTAACTACTGCCCGAACGAGGGATTCGGGAATGTTGGTGGAGTCGATTAGGTTTGCGAGACTTGGTTTCTGTGTTGTGGTTGTCATGTTTTGTTTTCTTTCTTTTGTTTAGTTTTTGCCGAAATATCCCAACGCCATAAATAAAACGCATGGCGAGAGAAAGGTGATAGCAATGATAAGGTCAGTCATTTTGCTAACGCCTTCAACGCAACTGCGCGAACCGATAGAAGCAAATCAATCGGATCAACATTGCAATATCCGAGATTCCTTTCGGGCTTTGAAATTCTTTCAATCGCTTTGAGCGCAGATACAAGTTCTTTAATGGTGCGAGCGTCTTTGACCGCGCTCGCTTCGGTGTTTTCCGCAGTGTGTTTTGTTTGCATATCGACAATCTATGCCATCCGCTTGTATTAGTCAATAGTTTTTATTTAAGTCAAAGTGTGGTAGAAGTAAAACTTATGGATGAAGCAGCGGACTCCACCGCACCTATCGAAAAGGCTAAGAACGGGCGTGAGATATTTTCAGATAAGATAGCGGACGAAATTGTCGCAGCTTGTGGGAGTGGATTTACTTTAGAAAAGGCGGGCGCGCTTGTGGGCGTTAATCCTTCCACAATTAGAACTTGGGCGCAGCGCAAACCAGAATTTGCCAAGCGAGTCGAGACGGCTCGTAAAAAGCACGAATTGTCTCTATTGCGGGATGTTCAACTTGCGGGCGAGAAGTCATGGCAGGCCAAGGCTTGGATTTTGGAGCGCGGGTATAATTGGGCGCAACCAAGTGCGCGGCTGAATGTTACGCAAGATGTCACCCACGGCATCAGCGGGAACTTGGCCTCTTTACTCGCGGGCATCGCGGGGAGAAAGAAGACGCAAGTGATTGATGCTAAAGCAATTGAGGTCAAACCAACCCTACCAATTCGAGACAATAGCTATTGTGCGACAGATGCCACGCAAACTATTGTAACCACAACGCCAAAAGTTTTAGGAAAGACTAGGCATAGGCGCATGAAAACACGCAAACCAAGGGCAGAGAGCTTGGCCAAGTACACCACCACGCCCCCTGCCAGCCCCCCAGCCCCCGTTTAATACGCATATACCCCCCCAAATTATTGTGGCTCAAAACAAAAAGAGGTCTTAAACATCACCTATGCCAAAGCCTCCAAAACGCAGTCAAGAAGAGATACTAGAAGACCTTGCTAAACCAGCCGCATTCGCCGCTAACGCATTGGGCATCAATCTTTATGACTGGCAAAGAAAGGTATTACGCGATTTAGAGCCAAAGGACTGTCGCGTAGCCCTGCGTGCAGCCAACGGCTCTGGCAAGACCAGCACCGTCATTTCGGCTATTTTGATATGGCACGCGCTCGTTTACCAGCGTTCCATCGCCGTAACCACAGCGGGCGTATTCCGCCAAGTCGAAAGCCAACTCTGGCCTAGCCTTCGCAATCACATTGCCAAGCTCGGTGGCGCGTGGGAGGTGACATCTGGCGAGATCCGCTACCTCCACCCCAACGGCAACACATCGCGCATTATAGGGTACTCAGCGACTGACCCAGGGCGTGCTGAAGGCTGGCACGCCGAAGACCACGAATGCCATCCATTGCTGATGGTGGTGGACGAAGCCAAGACCGTAGCCGACCCGCTATTCGAGGCCATCAGCCGATGTCAACCAACCCGCCTGCTAATCGCATCCAGCCCAGGTGGCACTAGCGGCGCGTTCTACCGCGCCTTTACCAAGGAAGCCAATATGTGGTCAAAGCACGCAGTCACAGCCTTTGACTGCCCCCACATCACGCAGAACCAGATTGACGAAGTAACCCAGCGTTACGGCGAGAAGCACCCACTTACTCGCTCCATGATCTACGGCGAGTTTGTGGACATAGGACTAGAAAGCCTAGTCATCAATCTCACCCAGCTACAGAACTGCCACAACACGCCACCTCGATTTAGGCCAGGTGTACGCATAGCGGGCGTGGACTTTGCGGCTGGTGGCGATCAGAACGTGATCTGCATAAGCGATGGCAACAAGATCCTGCCCATGATTGCATGGCGCGAAAAGGATACGATGGCAGCCGTGGGCAGGTTCATAGTCGAGTTCAAGAAGGCTGGGCTGGAAGCTAACAATATCTACGCTGACGCAAGCGGGATGGGCATGGTTATGTGCGATGCCTTGGCTGAATCTGGCTGGGTAGTCAACAGAGTGAACTTTGGGGCTACGGCGTATGACAACAATGCGTACACCAATCGCTCTGCCGAGATGTGGTACAACATGGCAAAGAGGATTGAGGACGCTGAGATCATACTGCCAGAAGACGAAGACCTAACAGCGCAACTGACTTGCAGGCGAACAATCACCAACAGCAAGGGCAAACTTGGCGTGGAGTCAAAGGACTCGATGCGTGCCAGAGGCATAGCCTCACCCGATAGGGCTGACGCGCTGGCCTTGTGCCTTAGCAACTCAAATAGCGGTCTTGACTTGACTTTCCAAATAGAACGTCCAACTTGGAAGTCACTTCAAGAAATGATGGTATCCCACGATCCCGTCATGGCTGGATTTGACCCAGGAGGATAAATACTATGAATATCTGGAATTGGATTACTTCAAACTGGCAAGAGATCGTAGCCGCTGTTGGTGGCATCGTTCTTGCTGCTCGCATCATTGTTAAGCTCACACCGACACCAGCGGATGACACGTTCTTGGAAAAGATCGTAAACTTCCTAAAGACAGTCGGGCTGAATATTAAATAAGTTTATTTGTGCTGCGTGCAATCCTTGAGATCATCGCAGCCGTGTTTCGCATCATTCCAGGCTGGAAGGAAAAGCGAACACAAAACCTCGAAGGCGATTGGCGCAAGAACCGTGATGCTATTGACGGCGATCTGCGCGGTGAGTCTTGGTGGTTGCGCAACAACGACACCAGTAACCCACACGACAGGGATAGTTGAAGAACTGATGAAAGACCAAAACTACAACGAGATTCGCAGGGGTACACCTGGCACACGCGAATGGGCTAGGAAAGCATTGAATGCAGTCAACGATCTTTCATACGAACTTAAAGTGGAGCGCAACAAATGAACGCTAAAGATACACGCAGAACAGAATATTATTCTCGGATCATCGACTCGCTCAACCAGCGCGAGACTTGGGAGAACCGTCAACGGTTGTTTTACCAAGCTCGCTACTTTGGTGTGCGCCGTAAGGTCAAGCCTTGGCCGACAGCAGCCGACCTGCACGTTCAGCTAATCGACACAGCCATTGAGAAGCTAAAGCCTTCCTTCGTAAACAGCGCAATCGGAAACGACATTCTCTCCAGCTTCGTTCCGATGCGCCAGCAGCTAACCCCGCTGACCGTATCAGCCGAGCGTTGGTTTGACTACAATATGCGCGAGCGTACCAACTTCCAGAAAGAGATTGTTTCCGTAATCGACAACATCCTTCTCTACGGACGGGGAGTTGCAAAGATCGTTTGGAACGAGGACAAGAAGCGCATTGACTTTGAGGCCATTGATCCCTTCCATATTATTGTTCCCGCCTACACAAAGGAGTTTAAGGATGCAGATTTTATCGTTCACATCGTCTCGACAAGTGTCGATTCCTATAAGGCAAATCCCCTGTACAAACAGGATGAGGACTTTATCAAAACAATTTCAGGTAAACCCTCGAAATCAGTGGGCTTACGAAGTGAGATTCAAGACGAGATTTACAGGCGTGAAGGAATTACTCAGGAAGCTGAGAATGATCGTATTATCCTTTGGGAGATGTACACCCCTTCCGAAGACGGATGGAAGGTTGAAACATATAGTCCGCTTGTCGTAACTGAAGATGTCCGCAAACCTTTCACATTACCCTATCGTCACGGTGAACCACCTTTTGTAGATTTCCCCTATGAGGTCACAGGGGGCGGTTGGTACAGTCCGAGAGGCGTAGCAGAGATCCTTCTCCCGAATGAGAACCTGCTAAATAAGCTCAAGAACTCCCTCTCCGATTACGTCGAACTGGCCAACCGACCCGTCTTTGAAGCACAGAATCCTATCTCGCTAAACACGTCCAACCTCAAGATGCAGCCTGGGCAGATCCTGCCCCAAGGGCTAAAGCCCGTTCAGTTCAGCCAACCTCCATTCGACTTCCAGAAACTGATGCTCGAAGAGCGTTTACTGGCCGAGCAACGGATGGGCAACCCAGACTTTGGCGCAGGCTCACAGTACCAAGTCTCAGACCGCAAGACGGCAACTGAAGTCCAAGCCTTGCAAGCGCAGTCAGCCGCTTCTGGCGATTTGCGTAATCGTATGTTTAGGATGGGACTGGCACATCTATTTAAGCAGTGCTGGTCGCTCTACACGCAGTACAACAAGAAAGACTTGATGTATCGGTATGCCGAAGAGACTGGTACGATGCCACCTGAAGGTATCCATGACGAGTATTCGATTGAGCCGAAGGGTGGTCTGGACTTCATTAACCGCCAATTTGCTTTGCAGAAGTCAGTAGCGCGGATGCAAATGTTCCAAAATAATCCTTTCGTCAACCAAGGCGAACTGGTTAAATCAGTGCTTGAACAAGACGATCCCTCGCTGGTCCGCAGACTCTTCCAAGATCCAAACGCTGCCTCTGGCGATCAAGCTGAAGATCAAGCGACTGAAATTGCGACCATGCTTGCGACTGGATTCCCCGTTGCCATCAAGCCTAGCGATGACCACAAGGCGCATATATCCGTTCTCTTCGCGTTTAACCAAGCGGCTCAACAGCGGCAACAGCAGGTCGATCAGAGCGCAATGCAAGTTCTGATGGCACATTTACAACAACACTTGCAGGCGTTAGAGCAAGTTGATCCCAACACATCCCGCGCTATCCAGAAACAGCTTCGTGATGCAGGCAAGGCTCAAGTGCAACAGCAGGGGCAACAACTGCCACCTGAAGCGATGCAAGGCCAAGCACCAGCACCGATGGCGGGTTGAAAGTACCCGTAATGCGGGATGCCTTCCAAGCGGAAGGTTTAACAAAACTGTGTGAGTGGGCGAACGAGGCGGGCGCGAATGGCAGGGCGGTTGAGATTGGGTCTTACAGCGGGGAAGGTACGGTGGTTATTGCTAAACATTTCAAGGAGGTTATGGCGGTTGATCCTTGGCTAAATGGGTATGATATTAACGATGTAGCCAGCCAGCAATGCCCGATGAAGTTTGTTTTCGAGGCATTCCAAGAGCGCACAACTCCACTTGGCAATGTTCTATACAGCAGAAGCAAAAGCTTAGATGCACTCCAATTTCTCAAAGATGGTGAGGTAGACTTTATCTACATAGACGGAGATCATCGCTACGAAGGCGTGCTGGCAGACTTAAATGGCTGGAAGCCCAAGCTTAGGGCTGGCGGGATAATGGCTGGGCATGACTGGAGTTTTAAGGCTGTGCAAAAGGCATTGGTTGAAGTATTCAAGGACAAAGAAGCAGTCCTATTTCAAGGGGATTCATGGGGTATAAAGCTATGAGAAAACTAAAAGCAGCATTGGCGTTCATCCGAGATCAGGAATGGGTCAACGAGCCTAAGTGGGAAGATGAGGATGAGAAAGCGTGGACTGGATTCTTGTCAACCCCTACTGGCCAGAAGCTGAGTCTGATTTTGCTTAACCTAACCCTGCGTCAAAACGGCTCTGCGGTAATGAAGAAATCAGAGGCACTTGCAGATGCTTGTGGTTATGCTAAAGGATTTCGTGGTTGTGTAGCGACCTTAGAGTCGCTCGCATCCCAAAAACTTAACTCCGCCATCCCAGGCTATGGGGATGGGTCGGATGAACCAGTAGCCGACTAACCTTTAGGTAGAATGACTCCCTACCGACAAGTGTAAGAAAGGGTCAAAATGGCAGATTCAAACAACCTGACTGAAGCGGATGTATTGGCAATGGCGCAAGCGGCTGACGAAGGACGGGACTTTAGTCCCACTCCCAAGGAAGACGAAAAAGCCAAAGTAGAAACGGAAGCTACAGAAAAGGCCAGCGGAGATAACGAGCAGAAACCCGCGCCTGCTGATAAAGCCGAAAAAACAAAACTCGAAGCCTCGGATGAGGTTTCAGCGACCAAGGAGAAATCCGAGGAAGCCAAAAGTTCTTTAACAACGCAATCTTCAGAAGACAAGTCGGAGTCGGCTTCCGAAAAGAAGCCTACCCGTTACGAG